AAAAAATCCGCGCCTGGAGGCTTCAAGCTCCCCCTTAAACGTTAGTCTCTGGAACCACGCACACCTCACGAAGAGGGCCCTGGGAACACGCAACTTGGCCGTGGTATTCGTTTAGCGACATTTCGGTCGTAGAAGCTATTAGCTCTTCTAGTGAGTTTGTGACACCTGCCGAACCTTGACGGCAACCGTCCGGGTTGACTGCAAAGTTCGACCTCTGGTTAACCACAAAACTTAGAGAAATAGTTAAGGAATCTCGCCTGAAATGGTTTCAGTAAATACCACCAACTACATGGGAGCCCGGGCGCGGAAACTCTTACCATCGGACCAAGGACGGTTTGAGTAGACGCCACGAAGGGTCTTCACCCCAGAGGTCAATCCCACGCCCACTGTACCGAGGGGCGGGGGAGAGCTCCAAGTCGCTGTCGACTAGGAGGTGACATTGAGTCACAAACGTTTTGAGAGTAACGTCAAACTCATCCTCAACGGGCGGTTCGTAGCCGAGGCGCCTGAGGCGCTCGGCCGAGAGGTTCACACCGCGCGGAACGTAGTGATGCGAAGAAGGCCTCTTCAGAACGGAGGCGAGTGCGCGAACCGCCCGAGCCCCGCGATATGCAGACCCACAGCAGTTACAGAGACGGCCCACACTCCAGAGTTCGCAGACACTGCACTGACGCGCCTCGCGATCGATGCAGCAATCGCGATCCCGTGAAACGGTCTGACCACAAGGGCAGTCCCAGGTAAAATTAACTACTTCGGTTTCAAGGACGGCTGTGAGGCCCTGCTCTTGCTGAATTAGCCGCGAGCTGAGCAACTGTCCTGGGTCCAAGGTGACTCGGGTGCCGACCTCACGAATCAGACGCTTGTGCTGGTCACCCAGCTCCTTGTAGACGTGTTCTGCCGCTGTCCAGTAATTTGGCTTTCCATAGACGTTCCAAGGACTTCGGAAAAGCTCCGGAGGCTGAACTTGAGTCTCCAAGTGAGGCCCATACAGGGGCGCAAGACTCCCGCCCAGAGCAAGACCGCTTGCCACGGCCAACTGCTCGTGACTCACAGCGGTCTTCCAACGGAGGCCTGGTCGATGGAAGCATGGCCCGCGACTGGTCCGACAGCGCTTCGTTCCATGGACGCTCGGAAGGCGGGATCCGCACCCGCCCAGAGACTGATGGGCAAACAGGCACCGGCCACCGGCCCACTTTTCAAGAGCTCCCTCAAAGCGGCTAAAGTAGCGCTGAAGAACAGTCCACTCCATGGCAGAATCAAAGCATCCATCCAAGATCTGCGTAATCACGGCAGTCGGGTCGAAGGGTTCATCCAGCTTCTTCTGACCCCACTCGAGGCCAGAACAGCGGACAGGGACCTTCCAGCACGGACCTGTTAAGTCGCAGATATAGGACTGACTGTTGATGTTCGCATATCTTGGGTGCTTATAGGACTTCCCTTTGGACTCCTCAAAGCCGAGATGCTCCTTGTTGAACCTCCAGAACTCTGCCTCGGCGTCCCGAGTAGTCAAACACAGCCGGTCGTCACCGTTGATCAATACGCTCTTGATAATATCATCCAGAGGCCTAGGGTCACCAACACGACGAAGCGCGCTGACGTGAGCCACAAGAACCTCCAGACAGAGAATGACAAAAGATGTCTTCTCCCCCATGAGCGTACCGAGTTGCTGAAGGACGGCCGGGGGTACACCCAGTTCTTCCATTGAGGGATAGAGAAAAGGGCCCGGATACGTCACAAAATGATCGCCGTTACAGGCAGCGCCAAGGGCCTGCCAGTCAACGGGTAAAAATCGTAAGATGAGACTCAGGAGTACGTCACGAAGCAACGACACTGTTCCATCCGAGGCGCCGGAAAAATCCGCTGAGCCCCAGACAAGAAGTGCGTCAACAAGCGCCCCGAGGCCAAGCCGACGGAGCTCCGCAGTATGCTTAAGCATCTCGTCCCTGATCTCTTCAATGTCGGAGGTGAAAGGAGATTTTCCAATCAGCCGAAAACACGGGAGAGTCCGGAGATAATCATGCATACTCACTTGAATGTGTGTAGACATATACTGCAGAGCTGCCTCGCCCTTCGTGATGATCCGCACCTTGAATGGTTCGAGCACAGCCGCCACCTTCGCTAGAGCAACGTCACGGTCCATAGCCTTATAAGCTTGGATCATGATCTCGTTACACCAGTAGTCCTCGGATGACGGGAAATGGTATGTGTCGAACCACGAGTTCTCATAACGAATTCCATCAATAGTGATTTCTTGATAGAAAATTGTTGTAAAGGCCACGGGAGACTCCTCCCCCATGACGTAATTCAGACGGGCGTTATACCCGTCTAGAGAGAATGTTGGTGCGCTTCTCAAGAGCTCCCCACCGCACATCCGCTGCTGGGGCCCAAACCCAACGAAGTCCAACCCAGGACAAACGATGGGGGAGCCTTCCCCAAAAACAGAGTGCATGAAGTGCCCGATCTGGCCGAAGTCCTTTCTAGAAGACTCGTAGCTAGCAGAGTTGGACGCGGCAGGCGGAACTTTCCAGGCTCCACCCTCAAAATCGCGCTGCACAGCGCGCGCGCAGCCGTCAAGGATCGGTTCAATCGTCATAATAGCCTCCATTACTTCATTCATAGAAGCTTCCTTCCTCTTTCCAATTGAGGCGGAATGCTTATGCATTGTTACAACGGCTGCCCTCTCAGTGAGGCGGCACGCGGCATTCTTCAACTTGAAAACTGACGCCCACAGGGACGTGTTTCTTCGGTTAAAGTGCATGCGACTTCTGGCCCATCGTTTCCAATGGCCAACAAACTTGTATCCAGTGACGTCCGAGAGCGAGTCGCGTAGATATAGTGCCTTAAAAAAGCAAACTAAATTCTTCGCACGAGCCCAATACGTCATCTCATCCGGGCAGGATAAAAAGTCACGAATCGAAAATTCGAGACTAACCTGAACGGGTTGGGGGGCACCAAAGTCACTCACTAGAGTAACAAAGGCGCCCACAAACTGGTCCACCGCGGCGTGGTACGTCCACCGCGGCCCGGGCTCATCTGAGCCACACTGCCCTTCTGCAGACAATTCGGGGACTTCCGAATGTCTGGCATGATCCACATGCTTATGGTTTGAATCATCGGGTTGATTCAAGAACTTCGTCGTCATTTCTGACACGAAACCAAAACAAAAAATCTTTCTC